GGTGTTTTTAACTCACTTGGTATTACCACTTCTCTGAATCACGTAAGGGCTACCCCCACTGCCGGTGAATTGCTTCTAAGTAATTGGAATGAACTTGATTATACAGCAGACGTTACCGAATTAGGACAAGATCCATCAAATGCAACTAAATGGTATTATTCTGATGCAACAGCCATTGATATCATGGTGCATGAAGGCGGAGATTGGAAAGGTTATTTGAATGGAGGCACTGATACACGAGGTGCAACGTTAGTAAATACTGATCCAGCCGGTGTTCAAGTAGCAGCAACCGCGCCAGATACTCAATCGAATGAAGCACCATTAGTATTAGGTGATTTATGGTTAGATTCTAGTGATTTAGAAAATTATCCAAAATTGAATAGATGGGAACTAGTTGATGTTATTAGTTCACTTGAAGGATGGGTAGAAATTGATAATGCTGACCAAACTACTACTAATGGCATACTATTTGCCGATGCACGATGGGATGGATTAGAAACGGTATCGGCTGGGTCGGTTGATCCAATTTCTGGTGATTTGCCATCTACTATTGATATGCTTAATCGTGATGGACTAGCACCAGATGCACCAGATGCTGCATTTTATCCAGATGGTATGCTTTTATGGAATACCAGACGTGGTGGATTTAATGTTAAAGAATTTCGAGTAGGTTATTTTTCCGACTTTGATTTGACTAATTTTGCTGGATTAACCTCTGCTTCTAACGCATGGCTAACAGTTTCCGGCTCTAGAGATGATGGATCTGCTAACTTTGGCAGACACGCACAACGCTCTATGATCATCAAAGAAATGAAAGCTGGAATCGATACAAATGCAGAAATTAGAGAAGAACAGCGACAATTTACATTGATTGCCACTCCTGGTTATCCAGAATTGATGGCCAATATGGTTTCTTTGAATAATGAACGCGGAAATACAGCATTTATTATCGGCGATTCCCCTATGAGACTTGAAAATAGTGGAACAGAACTTACTAAATGGGCTACCAATAATGACGGATTGGGATTACCAAATGGCGATGGACTGGCAACAATTGATGAATATTTGGGTGCATTTTACCCAAGTGGACAAACTACTGATCTGACAGGAACTAGTGTTATTGTTCCAGCAAGCCATATGATGCTCAGAACCATTATCCGGTCTGATGAGCAATCTTATCCTTGGTTAGCACCAGCAGGAACCCGTAGAGGATTGGTGGATAACGCAACTGCAATCGGTTATATCGATGCTACCAGTGGCGAATTTCAACAAATCATGGTTCGTGAAGCTATTCGGGATACATTGTACGAAAACAATGTAAATGCAATGACATTTATTCCAGGTTCGGGAATTGCCAACTTTGGTAATAAAACCACACAACAAGGAACTGCATTATCTAGTATCAATATTGCCAGATTGACCAATTACTTAAGAGTAGTTTTGGACGAAACTGCAAAACCATTCGTATTTGAGCCAAATGACAAATTTACACGGGATGATCTCAAGGGTGAAATTGAAAAGATAATGAATGATCTTATTGCAAAACGCGCAATATTTGCTTACGTGGTCGTGAGCGATGAGAGTAATAACACAGCTTTGCGTATTAGCAGAAGTGAATTATATGTAGATGTTGCGATTGAAGCAACTCCAGCAGCAGAGTTCATTTATATACCAGTTAGATTGAAAAATCCAGGTACATTGTAATAAACATACCACAATAAACCCATCTGATTTAGGTGGGTTTTTGATGGCATAAAAATGGATAAATACAATTATAATAATTAGGAGAAAACGATGGCTAGTTCATCTTTAACAAAAATGACAATTCCTTTGGCAAGTGACCAAAGTTCATCAACCCAAGGTTTATTAATGCCTAAATTAAAATGGCGTTTCAGGGTTATGTTTGAGGGATTCGGCGTGTCTTCGCCACGAACAGAATTAACAAAACAAGTAATGGATTTTAAACGACCTAATCCAAAATTTGAAAATATCGACATACATGTATACAACTCGATTATAAAATTGGCAGGTAAGCCAAGTTGGGCTGATATTACCTGTAAATTACGTGATGATGCCAATGGCAATGTTGCTAAATTGGTTGGTGAACAATTACAGAAACAACATGATTTTCATGAACAAGCAACTGCTTCTTCTGGGATTGATTACAAATTCACAACCAGATTAGAAATGTTGGATGGCGGAAATGGCGTACATACCCCAGTTGTTTTGGAAACATGGGAAATATATGGATGTTATCTAGGCGATGTTTCTTACGGGGAAGTTGCTTATCAAGATTCGGCAGTGGTTGAAACTACTTTGACTATTGTTTTCGATAATGCATTACAAACTCCAGGCGGAACCGGTATCGGTATAAATATTGGAAGAACACTTGGTGACGTAGCCACAGGATAATTAATTTTGGGTATATTCAATGAAATTCCTTCGGGAAAATCGTTATTAGACAGAATAGCAAAAGGGTTTCTCCAGAACGATAATTTTAAAGATTATTCGCATGGATCGGCCCTTATGCGTCCGAATGGGCTGGCATTAGCCCCCAGAAATAAGTTTAATTTCCACGTATTTTTTACCATAAACGATTCTGCAATTAATCAACAATTTGAAGATCCTGGATTAATCGGCGCATTGGTGAAAAGTATTCAATTACCATCTTATAATCTAGGTACTAAAGAATATGTGCAGTACAATCGTAAAAGATTAGTGCATAATCGTATTACTTATCAACCAGTTACAGCCACATTTCATGATGATTCCAATGATACAATTAGGCAATTATGGCATAGTTATTATCAATATTACTTTGCTGATCCACGATATCAATATGAAAATGCGCAGACAGCCACAGACGCGGGAAAAACTGATTACAATACACGAGATCAATATGACCCAGACCGAATTAAACAAGATATCGGATGGGGAATAACTGCTGCTAGTAGAAGAGGGTCTAAAAAACCAGCATTTTTCAAAGATGTGATTATATATGGAATGGCCAGAGGCAAATTTGCCGCATATACCTTAGTTAACCCGGTAATTACAGATTGGCAACATGACACCTATGATTATTCACAGGGAAATACCCCTATGCAGAATACTATGATCCTCAAGTACGAAGCTGTTAAATACACCGCAGGGAACGTACAAGATAAAGATGTTATCAATGTTAAAGGGTTTGCTAAAAAAGGTCGGTATGATAAGAAACCTGGTGTCTTAGGTGCGGCAGGGCAAGCACAGATTGATCTTTTAAATAACCCAATTTCCGGTGGTAAGAAGTTATTAACCGATTTGGCCAGTGGGGATGGGTCAGCCCTAACTAAGGGGTTAGGCGCAGCCAGAGGATTATTGCAGGGTAAGGCATTATTAGATCCTAACACCTTAAAGAATGCAATACAGGGGGATTTAGTAGGAAAATTGGCTAGTTCCAGTGTACTTAGTCCAAACAAATTTGATTTTCCCACCATAAAAGAGAACGTTACAACATTGCCGGCTACTTTGCTTGGTGATAAACCGATCAACAATTAAAAAGGTAATAGTATGCCAAATTCAATAAATGACATAATTCTGAATGATTATGCAACCGCAATTAATGAAACATCACCACAGACGCTAGTTGGCGGTACCCCAGTCAATGAATATGATTATGTACTTAGTTTTTTTAGTAAGGTAATAACGGATGAGGAGTCCGCTGCCAATTTTGCTCAGATATTATATGAAATATCACTAAAAAGTGAAATTCCAGTTATGACATTACTCGAAACATTAAGAGATCAAGATTTATTAACATTAACCGCATCGATGGCATATTATTTAAATGGCGTTAGATCATCTGCGGTATTAGTCGGAGTAGAAAATATTATTAAACCTAATTATTATGCCGCAAGGAATGTATTGGATTAATTATGGCAGGAAAACCGCGCAAAAGTCAATTCTACCCAAATAATCCAAAAAAATACATGGGGTCTGGTAAAATAATCATGCGAAGTAGTTGGGAAACCGCATTTGCTACTTTTTGTGACAATAATGACAATATATTGGAATGGGCTAGTGAACCCATTAGAATACCATATACCAATGTTATGGGTAAAAAAACCACATATGTACCAGATTTCCTTATTAGATATCGCACAAAGAATAATTTAGTGATAACTGAATTAATTGAAATAAAACCACACAATCAGAGTGTTATTATGGAAGGACAAAAGCCGAATCAACGAATAATCATGCAAAATGGACTGCTGCAAGAGCATGGTGCAAACAACAAAAGATCAAATTTAGGGTAATAACAGAGAATGAGATTTTCAGACAATGATTGACATATCATGTTGAATTTGCTATACTAATAGTATGAAAAAAGACATAGACAATATAGAAGAGATAGACCAAGAAGAAGATCAATTAACAGACGCTGAAATTGATAAATTATTCAAACTACCTTCCTTCGAGGAACAAATGCTATTTCCACACACCTTAAAATACCTTGAGAGAATGGTAAATTTGAAAATAGAGGATTTTCCAGAAATTGATGAT